TAAATAGGATCGGCGCGGCCATACACAGTTTCGGAAGCCCATTCGGAATTATAAGTTTCGGTAAAAGTCGTGATAAAAGATTTAAAGAAAACTGCCGTCTGACTAGGCATATGCAGAAAAGAAATATACATCTTCTTATGATTTGCATATGCGTCCGTACCTTTAATTAAGGTGTTGGTATCTGATTGGTGGGCCTCTTCGTCTGTATACTTCTGCGAGTCGAACGCCGCGTCAGACATCCATTTGTAATTCGTTGCCATTTGTTATCCTCCTTATGCGCTCATGAGGCCGTCTTTTACTACGCCCTCCACGGCCGTCACAGCCTTGCGGCCCACTACATCTCCATCCATTTCGACATTGATGGTGATATTGTATTTGTCTGCTCCTGCGGTTGCGGCGGCTCCCCCCGTCAGGGCGGCGGCCGTCGTGTTTTCTAATGTGGTGGCGGCCGTAATAGTGGCTGCAACCGCCATCGCTTTCATTTCAGGTATTCGCTCCATCGCATCGGCCACTCTTTCAATAGACGACGCTAGAGTCTCCATCTTCTTTGTTTCCAACGAGGCCATAACCGTCGCAAATTGATCAATAGACGACGCTAGAGTCTCCATCTTCTTTGTTTCCAACGAGGCCATAGCCGTCGCAAATTGAGAGATGGCTTTCAACTTCTCTTCGTTGATCAGTCCTAATCCGAGGGCCACTCCTCCCAGTGAAAGTCCGAACGCTGCCATGCCTATGGAACCTGCGACGCCGATGGAGGCCCCGGCCCACATCAACAGGCCCAAAGCTACCATTTTTTCGAGATCGATGGCCTTAAACATAAGCGAAAATCCGGCAGCCATGGCGCCGATCCCGACTGCGGCTGCTCCCACACTAAGTGCTATGCCTGCAATAGATAGTGAAACAGGGATCATAGCGCTTCCTAACGATGCAATTCCGGGTGCCGCCAGGGCTGCAGCTTTTCCAACTGCCGCCAGGCCGCGGCTAAACCCAAACATCGCCATCACAAGTAGAGAGGGAGAGCCGAACATGAAGTATGCCACCACAAGCCCTAATACGACAGCAAAAGCAGCCAACCCCATGGCGGCCCTCGTTGCACTCTTTGCCTGCGAAGCCTGCGCGAAGGCAAGAAGCATATTAGCTACCGCTAGTCCGGCTGTAGCAATTCTCAGACCCACTAACAATGGCATAACAAATTTAATAACGCCGGCCCATTCAGACATCAATCTTACCGCTTTCTGAAGGGCCTGTGCGATATCGATAAAGAAGTCTGCGTTATCTTGTAAAATAGCTTGCCACGCCTCTTGCATAGTCATAAGATCTTTCGCTCTCTTCTTTTGTTCAATTAAACTTTCGGCACTTTGGTTGGTTGCATCTGTAAGCATGTCCATGTCGCCCGAGAGCATGAGAGCTAAATCACCCACATCGCTTAATCCGAGAGATTCCGTGTAAAATTGTTTCTGGTAATAAGACATTGTATCAAAACTAAGGCCCGAATCTAAAATGGCGTCGCGAATGGTTTCAAAGCGAGCAGCGGGATCTGTTTCCATCATCATGTCCATAGCGTTCACAAAATTACCGCCCAAGGCTGCATTTAATTTACCCGTCATCGTCGCAGCATCTTCGAAAGTATCAAACTTGTTAGCTAATTGGAGGACCTTTTCCATTTCCATGCCAGTAATCTTGGCAATGCGCTGTAAATCACCAAAAGCTTTCACGCCCTGTTGGCCAAACTTAGCGAGGGCGCCGGCTGACTGAGCGTATGCTGCAGCAAACTCTCCTTGATCTCGGCCTAAGGCTCGCGCAGTCGCGGCTAACTTGCTTTGAGTGGTGACTGCTTCTTCGGCACTCTGCCCAAAGACCTTCATCGAATTTTGAATTCCCTGCGCATAGTCGTCAATTCCTACGCCCAGGTTGCTGGCGACAGCTGCATTTTCAAGGAGCATGTCTCTCTGCTGTTTACCCATCAAAGTAAAATCTGTTACGCTCTTCACCAAAGCAGTTTGAGCTTCCGTAACTTCTTCAATGTTAACTCCATATTCATTCAATCCCTTAGATGCGACGGCGATACTGTCGGTATACTCTTTGCTCAATTGAAGCTGCTTTTCGAATCCTTTAATCTGTTCATCATATTGGGTGATCATCTTGTCGCCGACATCATAAATCTTCTTCATAAGATTGTCCGTGGCCTCTTTCGCCTTGTTCAGAATTAATTGACCTTGTACTCCCCTCTCTAATGCTGCCACCCAATAGGTGGTGTGTTCCATTACCTGAGCTTCATAGCCTACGGCGCTTTGTAGATCCTTTGTAACCTGTTTATGAGCGTCTGCCATCGAATCCAACAAGGGCACCGACTTCATTAATTGTTCATACTGTTCGGCGTAAGTGGTTACGCCGTCTTCAGATAGCTCATTGAGGTCTTGGCCGCGGTCAACCATTTCCTGTAAGGCTCTAAGGCGTTGCTGTTCGACCACCACTGTCTGTTCGGCCAAGGCACGTCGGCGCTGTTCGGCGACGAATTCGTTCTCATGGAGTTCTTGCGAGGTCTCCATCCGTGTTTTGAGGTCATTTAAATACTTCTCTTGAACCTTCAACCGTTCTCTTTGATAGCCTGCGGATTGTTCATCGAGCTTCGCTATCTCCTGCATGAACCTGAGGCGGTTCTTCTGACTCTCGGACCGTTTCTCTTCTTCAATGGCTAAAAGTTTATTGATCTCAAGAGCGCGCTCCTCAGCGTTCATCTCCTCGATATGGCCTTTATCACTAGGCATAAATTATATTCCTCGCGTACTACCAATAATTAGTTGAGTATAAAAAAAGACAGAGCTATTGCTTGCGGGGGCGCCCACCCGACGTCATTTGGGGCGGGAGGGACGGCTGATTGTGGGCAGAAAGTGTTTGAGAACTGTTGCCCGATCCCTTGGAGGCCCTCTCCATTGCCTCATTTTCTTTTTCTATTTGCGTAGAAAGGCGTTTAATAAACCAGTTACGCAAGCCCACAGGAAGGTTATAAGACTCAACCAACGACCAACCGCCCACATATTTTAAAAAGAAGAACTGCTCATACACGTTCTCCATGTATTCATCGGTCAGGCCAAAAAAAGTCCGCAGTAAGCGGAACCTCCATGTCTTGCTCATGATCACATTCGTTGCACGCAAAGTTCTGAGTAAGATCTACATTGGGAGTCGCTAATTTATACACCAAGCGTAGGTGGCGCGCGTCCATAGAGGGCATGTTATCTACAGCATAATTAATAAGAGCTTGGTCGCTGTCACCATTCACTGCTACTATAATTTGTCTTAACTGTCGAGTTATAACGTTTTCTTCCTGCCTTTTCTTGCGAGCATTTTCTACCTGCTCCATAAAGTTTCTTTCATCTGCGCCATTCAGCAAACGATATGTTATCTCAATTTTAGTACCGGGCAGCGTGGTTAGAAAAGTTCCATCTTCTTTAAGTGTGGCGTCGGCCTCTGTTAGGCCATCGCCACCATATACAGCAGCCTCATTGAGATCGAATTCATAATCTTGCTGTGCCTGGCATGCCGGACAGGTGATACGAGTCTGGTATGCATGGCCGTAGCCGGAAACCCTAGCGGCCAGCAAAATGGCATTACGGTCGCCAACTAACAAACCATTGGGATCGATTCTCTTATCCACAATGATGCTTTTAATTAGCCGATCTAATGCAATTCCTTTTTTAAGGAGCGCTCTCGATGTTAATAAGTCCTCCTCCTTCGCAGTCATTTGCTTAATTTCAATGGTTGGGTTTTGATGCAGAGGATGACCCTCTACATAATACCTACCTTGAGAAGGCAATTCCACAAACTCTGTGGGGACTACAAATGCAAAACCCTGGCCTTCGTTCTGTAACGCCTGTGGCGGTGGACTTGCGTCGGGCTGCTTAGCGCTTCCAACGCGGTCTCTATTTCTTGACAATATACACCTCTGTTTTTATTTAGACACTAAAGAATTCGGAGCCACCATCGCCGGCGACAAGAACGGAACCATCAGTGTTGAATGTTTGTATTCTAGCCCAGTCGTACTTAACTGTCAAGGACATTTCTGTTAAATCGTCTGTCCCGTAGGCCAAATCACCATATTTCACCTCGGTGATAAAAGAGTTCCACAACGTCCACTTCTCTAATTCCTGTCCGTTTGAATCAATCTGAGTAACAATCACAGTTCCCANTGCACCTGCNGCCTTCGCTTTTGAAATGGTGCCCATGCTATCGGTCGTAGCGTCAGTGGGAGGAGAGTAACCCGACTGCACGAGAATATCGGACAACGTGGCGGCCATGTCGGGATCAACTGGATCAACCAACGTCACCGACATATCCTGCCACGTCACAGAGCCGGGGTAAAAGAACGTATGGTTCAAATACTTATGCTCAACGGACGCAACTTGAAAGCTCGGCTTACTAACAGACTTTGCATACCAAAGCGTAGCGCCACCCTGGGGTGCGTTAATGCCCTGAAACTCGACATAAAATCTAAATTGTCTCTTGGGATCTTTTAAAGTGGTATCTTCACCGAAATTTGTTGACCAGAATGGCATATGTTAAAACTCCTATAATCTATTTTTAAGTAGTGTCGTAAGGGAAAAAGCCCCCACATCTTTAATCATCGAACGAAGCTCCGGTAGACATGATAACAAAGTCGATAGCAATGTATTCAATTGCACGAGCTGGTTTAATCATAATCTTGGCATACAAAATGTTCTGATCGATTAAGTCCGGCGTGGTGGTCGATTCATCGAGAATTAATCGATAATCAGTGATACCATACTGGGTCTTAACGTTAGCCAGGAAGGGCTCGACCAAAGAGATGAACCGATTCCAAGTGGCCTGTACATTTTGCTCAAAGAGAATCTGCGTCGAAAGAACAGAAATCTGCTTCTTCAAGTAAATCACAAGACGGCGCACATTAATGCGGTCGAGTGCAGACTGCCTCTCTTGCAGCGTCTTCTGGCCAAAGACCACAATACCGCTAGAGGGGAAGGAAGCAATCGGATTAATGTTGTTCTCGTAAAGAGTGTCTCGATCCTTCGAAGTGAGACGCTGAGTAATGCCCGTCACCGGGATGCCCGCTGCGCCTTCGGAAAGACCGCCGCGGTTAAATCCTGCAGGGGCAAACCAAATTGCGGAGGCGCGTTCTGAAGAAGCTAAAACGCCCATCATGGCCACCGAGGGCGGTACCCAAAGCATGGCGCCAGTGTTTTCATCCCGAGTCTGAACCCAGGGGTAGAAAGTGGTACCATAGCTAGAGTCGATGCGGCGATCTCGGAGCGCGCTAGCGGCGGTCGTCGGCGTAGTTCCAATTCGACTCGACTTGCTAGCATAATACCCCTCAGCTGCAGGAATATATACATCCGGCAGATCGATAAGTGCCATTGCGTCGGCGCGCTCTTCACACACCCTCACTTGGTGAGTTGTTAATGTGCTATTGGTTAATCCTGGCGCAGTAAGAAGATTCATGTTAATATACTCTGGATCCCCAATTGTATCAATGGCACGCTTATACGTGTGGAAAACATAATTATCATCTTCCGTGGACGCAGTGGACATTTCCCGGTTAGCGACAGGATCCGGCTTCATAATATCAAATCCGTCAAATCCTCCGTATACGGGGCATGTAAATTTATCGATGCCCTTTTCTAGCAACGCATTGTAAGAAGATGACTTCGCAGTATACGAGGAGCCGCGCGCGCGAGATCCGGAAGCATAATACCAGCCGGAAGTGGTCGCATCTTTTAGCTCAACGTCATCCAGAGAGAACACATAGGCCCAATCTTCCACGCCCGCTGTCGCATAAGGACTAGTGGGGTTGGTACCACCGCCGCCGGCGTAACCGCCGTATAATAATCGATGGAAATCTGCGATACTAGCATCTGGGGTAGTTCCGGTGGCAGTTCGTGTGGTCTGCATCCCGAAAAAAGCATCGGTCACATCACTCAGGCCACCATCCGACGCCGAATTACGTAAACGTACAGCGGGAAACACCAAAGATCCGGTGCAAGCACCGCTTACGGCTGTTCGTCCCACTCCCAGTCCGCCCGAAAGATAAGCAACATTGCCAAGGCCTCCGGCTTCTTTCGTAATGGCGGCTTGAGCGTAGGGAATTCCCCACCCACCGGTAACAAAAGTTTCACTCAGAGCCCAGCGAGAATCTCCTCCGGGTGCGGCTTCGCCTGGGTAGTTGTTAAAACTCCCGCTCCCGCATAAATCGTAAATTGCCCGGAACCGAGGAGGAGCAAAATAACCAAATGGTATCAACGCAGGGTCGGTTGCACCGGCTTCAACATCCGGATTCATTTCAACATACACAAACTTAGACAGATTATCATATTCGCCGTATGACCTTAGTCGTCGTAGCGACGTGTCCCACTCCGTATACTTATCACCGATTACGCGTGCAATATAGTTAGGAGAAGTGGGATCTAAATTAAGATTGTCAAACCTCTCCATAATCTGAACAGCATTGTCAGTATCGCCAATGGCGCGGATAAGGACTGAGAAAGTTCCGTAGTCATACGTAGAAGTTGTAGAGCGCCTCACGTTGTCTATTGATACTTTAACATTCTGCTGCAGCCATTCGCCATGGCCGCGGCCAACCAAGCGGAAAAGCCGCTGCTTGTTGAAAGCCACATAATCCACCGCCGCTCCGACGTCCTGCCCAATAAACCAGCCAGTGCGGCCCTCGCGGGAGGCCTGGGGCCTCATATCCGCCGGGGTGGCTCCTGAACTTCCACTGTACACAGCCATCAAGACTGCGAGATTGCTCGTAGTTAGGCTACGATCACGCAATTCTTGCTCGTAGCTCTGGCCGAGCCAGTATACTTTAGAAGTGGAGGCATCTGAGCTGTAAAAAGTTGAACCACTAATCACCTGCGGATTGGTGTTAAACTTTTTCCGCACAAAGTTGTCACTGGAATCGTCAAAATTGAATGTAATGGTCTCGGCCGTCTGATTCGTGCCATTAATATACATTGTCAATAAACCCGTATCCGGGTTGGTGCCATACACTACATTATTAGACGCCGTAATTCCTGAGGCTCCGGCGCCGGGGCCGCCGGTACCACCATATATGGTTCCAGTTAGAGACATCACTCCTTGATTAACATAAAAGATAGCTGCCAAACTACCTGTACCTAAAACATTCCGTGTGCCTGCGACGGCCGAGGACTGACTCGGAAAGAGCCATAATCCGTAAGTGCCGCCGTTGGTGGCGCCGTCACTGTTGTCGGGTGCAGTCCTCAAGGTTTCCCACCCTGCCGCGGCTCCGCCACCGGCAGCACTACCCGCAGTCGTTTCCTGACCCAGGAGTCGGACGTAAGTCAAAGGAGCT